TCCACCACCGAAAGTATTTGGACTTAATGAATTAGAAACACCAACCAACCCAGACGGTCTACTTCCGCTCTCAGTTCCACCGTGTAGAGAGGTATGGTCGTGTGCTGGAATTTCTGATTCTATCAATGTATGAGCAGCAGTTTTAGCACCACCCGTTTCACCAATTGAGTTAAATTCAGATTGTGTCGAATCTAAGCCAACTAATACTTGACCAGTATTCATATAGATTGAGCCAATAGGGTAAGCATCTGCAACACTTGATAATGCTGTTTCACCAGCAAGTAAATTCAATTCAGCAGTTGTGGCAGTAACACCATCTAATTTATTAAGTTCTTCATCTGTTGCTGTTACGTTTGAATTGACATTTGGGAAGAATGAAGCCAACATTAAACCAAGATTTGCTGTGTCTAAAGTGCCAACTTCATACCAAGCATTATTCGCACCGTTTCTGATTTTTAGTTTATTCGCTGAAGTGTCAGCCCATACTTGATAAGCAAACATTGTTGTTGGTTCTGTCGCACCACTATTAGCTGATACGATTGCGGCAAGTGTAGAGTTTAAATCTGCTCTAACCGCAGCACCAGTCGCATTATCAATTGTGTAATCTTGTTGGCTCATTATTTACTCCTATGTTGCCTTGCCATATCCAGTGGACATATAATTAATTTGTCGTTCCACGCTATTCGCACCGTTAAAAAACTCAATATCAAAACCAGTTGATGATTCATTTGTTAAGCTAAACCAGTCATTACCATCTTGATTTTGAGAGGTAATACCAACAGAAGGAATATCCTTAAAGGCATTGGAATAAGTAACTGTTAATCCATTAACTGGAACTGTTACGTTCTGATCTCTCTCATTTCTATCTGGCATATCAATTGTAACTTCAAGTGTTGAAATGTCAATATTCCTTGATGAATCTGTTGAATTAAATATTACACGAAACTCAAACCCTCTTGCGTGATAATCACCAATCAATAATGAGTTCCAAACAGTCCAAGTTGGCGAACCCGTTGTATCGTCTTGTGTTGTTCTAATTTGTAGTTTTGCTGATACCGCATCAGATGGCTCACCATCAAAGTTTGCCCACGTATCAATATTATCTGCTCTATTATCAATTAAATCCGATGCCACATAACCCGATGCCACCATATTTGCTGATACTCTTGATGTATAAACTGCACCCAAATCTTCGGTATTGGTAAAATAATATTCACCATAACTTTCAATAATTGTCGTTCCTGCTGTTTCTGTTTCAAAGTATTCACCAGATGCTTCCGTAATAAAAGAATCGCCATTTTCCATTAATATAAAATTTGGTGCACCATCTAAACGTAATACCGAACCTGAAACTGTTGTATCTTCTTTTTGCCCAGTAAATGATGGATGCTCAGTCAATGTAGACACAACATTAAAATCTAAAATGTTTGGAACGGTTGTAAATGCTTGGGCATCATCAGTCGCAAAGTTACCAGCACTATCAACAGCCTTCACTAAATAAGTACCAGCCAACAATGGCAATACTACGTTTGTTGCTGTACCAGCCAATGCTTCACCAATATCTGTACCGTGAGCCCACGTAACACCAGAAATCATAGGTGTGTGTCTAATGCGAATATAACCACCGTGAAGTACATCAATATCGGTGACACGATCCCATTGAAGATGGCAAGAACCATCAATAGCACGTACACTAAAATTAGTAATTGTTGCTGGTGGTGCTGTTAATCCAGCAAATACATTCTTAGCTGTTTCAGTCCAATTAGAACGGACACCCATTGTATTAATTGCTCGAACTCGGAAATAATAATCACCAGAACTAAGGTTGTTTACTTGTGCTGTTAATCGCTTAGTTGTTGTTACATATTCCCAGCCATTTGTGCCATTTTGATATTCAACATCGTATGAATGAACAAAAGCATCTGTTGGCTGCCCCCAAGATAGATTTGCTCTAACTTGTGCTCCTTGTGATGTATTAGTTGTATAAAGTTCTTCTGTTGCTGATAGTCCGTTTGGCTGTCCAATCTGTGTTGTATCTGGTAAATTAGTATTTGGTGCTGTGTCTGATACTTGGATCGTGCCGAAGTCATAAGCATTAGCATCATATTCAATAACTGATATACGCACTTCGTCATTACCTTGTAACGATATACGCATCACTCTAAATGGTTTAGCAGTCCAGCCAGTCGTTGAATGAGTTATGAATACAACATCACCCACTTCTGCTTTTAAACCCTCAATAGTGGCAGTAAATTCACAAGATATTTGTTGTCTTGATTGATTAAGATTAACCGTTGTAATCATTTTGGCACGATCAATATCTGACGTGAAAGGCAAGTCAATTGTTTTTTCTAATAGTAAACCGTTATCTTGCGTTCTTAATGTTGTTGAATCAATGACCGCAATATCTGGTTGCCAATCTCTATCTGGATTATAGAAGTTAGCACGTATTCTATTAAATTGATTGTTTTTGTTGCCAAGACTAATAGACCAAGCACCAACAATATTATCTTCATCAAATGTAAATGTGGCTGTTTCTGGCTTATCAATGATTAACTTATACTTACCGCCACTAAAGACAAGAAAACCTCTACAAGAGGTTAATAACCGCTTCAGAATGTCCATTGAACCTTGTGAAGTATCAACAACACCATTACAAGTATATCTATTCTTACTAACACCACCGATTGTAACGCTTTCATCACAATAATTAGCTGCGGCATTAAAAATAGTATCATCAATTAATGATGTTTCAATACCTCTACCATAACGAGTATTTGTTAAATAATCACGAATACATAACGCTGGATTATTACTATAAGCTGTTGTTGATGTACGAGCATCATATACTTTAGCACCATCAATATCTGCTGTAATAGTTGGTAAACCACCAGAATAAGCATCTTGGTCATACTTCATCTTAACGTAAATGTATGACGTACCTTGTAACTTATGGTCAGCAGTCCAATCCGTAACAGCACTGACAAGGTTTGTGTCTGCTGTTTGTGTTGTTGAGCCAGTATGTTTATAAATATCTAATACATTATCAAAACGTGAATCAGTTGAAATAACATCATTTAAGTAAACATTATTAATGGCGTTAATTTCACCCTCTGACAAAGCTAATACAATGTGTATGTATTCATTATTATCACCAGTGGCTTCAAGTAATATACGAGTGCCACCAATCTTACGTTGTCCATAGACTAAGGGAATAGGTGCGTTGTTGGATGCTTTATTAACTAATATATTACTTGCCGAACCAGTAAAATCAGCGTCTGTTTGTCCACCACCTAATGCTTCAGTTGTTAATCCAGATACAATACTACCAGCAATAACACCAGCAATAGCACCGTATGTTACAGTTCCAAAAGCTATCTGACCAAAAAAACCTTCTACAAGGTAAGCACCAACAGCTTCCGAAGTTGCCCAACCAGCAACAGCACCACCAATTACTGCCATCTTAATACCTCAGTCATATTTGGAACTTGATTAATGGCTACAATATCAACACCAATATCATCACGAACAATAGCAACTGTTGAGCCTAAACATACGGCAACTGATCGCCAGTATTTCTCGTGTGCTAATCTTTGTTCCATAACGATTATATCGCCAGTTTGAATGTGGCTTAATTCTACATTAACACAACCCTTATTTTTAAGTTGTTCAGAAATATCACCATTCTTTTTAGCGTATTTCCAAGCAGATTTCTGCGTTTTCCATTTGCCAGTATATTTATCTCTTAATTCAGTACCAAACATAGCATCAATAGCACCAGCCACGAACAAAGGGCAATCATTAACACCGAATTTAAACGGTTTTCCTATTTCATTTTGAACATAACTGTGTAATGCTATCTCTGACTTTGGGTTCACGCCTTACCCCACGTTATATCTTTAACGATTTCAGAAGCAAATTCAAATCCTTTATCACCAGAGAAGTGTATTTGTTGTTCTTCGTGGTTGGTATGCCTACCAGTCTTGCGGCTAAAGTCCACCCAACTATTTGTCGCACTAACTGAAACAGATGATTGCCCACTATCTGGAGTTTCTTGAATTGTTGGCGTGTCCATACGACCTTCAAAGATTAATACTGGATCTACAATCAGTGCTTGTGAATCATCTAAAAATGCTGTGTATATCTTAACAGTACGGTCTATATAAGCCTTATTTAATACACGACTAATCCATACTTGGTCAATACCACCTAATATTAATGTAACATTTGAAACGATAACTTCTGCGGCTTCTTCAATATCTGAAAAACCCATAAAGTGACCAACACCGTCATAATTATTGCCACCATAAGTAATGGTTTTATAAGCATCAGTCATATAAACCGTTTCATCGTCAAAGTAAACTTCTATTAAATGAACTGGTCTATTATTACTCTTAGCAACCTCAGTTTGAAATTCTGAACTTGAACCTCTATCCACTAAACAACCTCA